ATATTTTTACGCCTCGGCAATGCGCTTGAGCCAGTGATGCACTACCGTGCATCATGCCGGGCCAAACGACCTATGAGGCGCAGTATAGTCCTGTCCGCTTAGGACGCCAGGACAGATTCATGTGAGCTGCGGCTTGTTGGATTGGCAAAACGAAGTTTTGACGATGCGACAAGACGTAGCAAACAAGCGCAGCGCGTTAGGCATTTTGACCAACCTGGCCGCTGCGTAAGGGTTTGGGTGTAATACAGATTAAGAAGGCAATGGCTACAGCCCACGTTCTACGTGGCTAGGACTTGCAGTTTTTACGGTTCGACTTGCAGTTTTTACGGTTCGACTTGCAGTTTTTACGGTTCAAACTGCGTAAAAAGGCGTTTTTCTGCAAGTCAGGCGTAAAAATCTGGAGTACGACTTTCTAAAAATGGCTATATACTGCAAGTCAAACTTCTATTTATGCTTACTCGACTTTCAAAAACGGGCAATAAAATGACAGAGAAAAAACCTCCCCTCCCGCGCCTACGCGATCTAGCGCCTTCGCCCGTAGTAAATCCGTTTTTGGAAACGACCACAGTACCCATCAAAAAACGCCATGTCCGTGCCGCTCGGGGCAAAGACTTACTGGATACCGCCACGGGCGAAGTCAGTGGTTTTGCCGCGATCCACACCGTCGAGTACAAAGACGACGCCGAATTTGTGAAAGTGTTCGCTGACGGCGTGCGCGCCGCCTTCGACCTGGACGCACCAGGTAACAAGGTATTCCGCCTGGTGCTACAGGAATACGAAGCCACCGCCATGTCCTACGGCTTTGCCGATACGCTGACGCTGTTCTGGTTGGGTGAAGGGCTTAACGGCTCGCCGTGTGGCATGTCCGAGTCGACGTTTAACCGTGGCTTGCGGGAACTGGTATCAAAGAAATTCCTATACCCGCGCAGCCCGTCCAGCTACTGGGTAAACCCTGCGCTGTTCTTCAAAGGCGACCGTGTGGCCTTCATCAAGGAATATCGCCGCAAGGCGCCAACCCCGGCGCCAAAAGCGCAACAATCCCTCAACCTGGAATCAACGGAAAGCTAAGCGCCGCCACCGCCACCCGGATTGCCCTGGGCCATCTGCACGACGTTGCCGGGCGTGGTCGGTGGCATGCCAGTTTGATTGGTCGCGCCTGGTCCCTGGTTCGAACCTGACGGTGGCGCCGGGGCGTTGTTGGCGCCCTGCGGCCCCTGCAAATTCGGCGCATTTTGCGGTGGCCCCTGGTTCGGTTGCATCTGCTGGTTCAGCGCGGTAATCGACGGCAGGCTGCTGGCGATCGCGTCGGTGGTATCAATTCTATCGTCGAGTCGAGTCACCGCCTGTTCGGCGATCCATTGGGGCTTGATGCCAGGAATTTGCATTAACAGCGGGGCGATCCGCTCGAAATTCTGAATTTCCTGGGCCTTGTTAGGCCGCCCACTGGAGCCCGCTTTGATGGTCAGGGTTAAGTCCTGGGCAATCTGTTCACGGCTCAACTCGGGCCATACCGCCCCTGGTCCGGCAATCCGTTTCACCGTTTCGACGTCCATTTCCATCAGCAGCACATGGCTGGCGGCCTTGGCCACTTCGGTCAGAAAATCGTCCAGGTCGTCCACGTTGCTGCCCTGGGCGGTGCTGCGCGACGACTCGGCAATGCTGGATTCGGTGGCGGTGCTGTTCGATGTCCCGCCCAGGTTGGCTTCCTGCATCCCCACTACTTTCAGCACGTCTTCGAAGCTGGCGTTGACGTCGTACAGCGCCGGGTCGATCGGCGAATACGGCACGCGCTGCAACACCTGGTCAATGCTGGTGCCCGGCGTCAGGCCGGACAATTCAATGACCGTGTGTGCACTGGAGCCTGACAGCGCGATTTTATCCGGCTCGTCCAACAACCCTTTGGGGATCGCATGTTTCGGCCTGGCCGCGTCCCGATGTTCGCGCAAGCGTTGCCGGGCGACGTTGTAGTCCAGTTGCATGTCGTGCATGAGCGCGACGTCGGACGGCGGGAAAATGTGTTCTTCGTCTTCGGCGTCGTTGAAGGTCAGCACGAACCAGGGCCAAAAGTTTTCCAGGCGCAATTTGGGCGCAGCGGGTTTTTCCAGGAACGCCGGGTAGCCGTCGCAGAAGGTCATCGCCGTGGCGGTGGCCTTGTCATACAGCTCGTACACCGCGCACAACTTGCCCTGGGAACGCTTGTCGTCGGCGCCGTAAAGCAGGGCGTTGGTGCTGGCGGTACGGCCATTGGTGGAATAACTGGAGTAGCTGGCGCTGACGTCGATCCCGTACACCTCTTTGACGTCGTCGACCGACAGCATGTACTCCTGGCATACCCAGCGAGCCGCGACAAAACCCTTCAGTTGCCGACAGCGCGGGTCAACGATGATCGACGTGGACGGCGGGAATTCGAAGTCCAGGCCTTCTTTGACCAGGATTTCCTCCTGGTCATTGGCCATCGCGCCCATGCTCAGCAACTCGGCGGCCTGGGGATCGTCGGCGTTAATCTGCTGGTCCTGCATGCTCAGGGTGATGCGTTCGGCCCGGCGCATCGGTTGGGTCGCGTCCGTCACCTTGTCGACGTCACCGGGCAATTTCTGCATGAAACGGTGGTAGCCCAGTTTCAAGTAGCCCACGGACGTGGTGATGGTCCGGCGCACCAGTTGTTTCATCGACGTCTTGAACGCCACCGGCTGTTCGCCGATTTCGTACTCATAGACAATTTCCAGGGTGCGGCCCATTTTGTCGGCCATTTGGCGCCGCGTCATGCCTTGCTGGACGTCGGCCATGACCATCGTCGCCATCTGCATCAGTTGCGGGTCGGGTGCCGGTGGCGGTGGCGTGACCTGGCCGGTTTGGGGATCAATCTGCGGGCCTTGCGGTGGTGCCAGGGCCGCCTGGAACGGCGCCAGGGAATCCAGGGTGCCGTCCCATATGGCGAAGTCCATGGTTTTGCGCCGGGTGGCGATCGCCGTGGGGTTCTTGGCGTACAGCACGGCGCACTTCTGGTTGACGCTGCGCAGCGTAATGTTCGCCACGTAGCGCGGGTCTTCGGGTTGCTGCTGCGGCCATTGCTCGCCATGGGCAAACTTCTGGTCGCGTTTCATCCGCTCAAAATCCGGCTTCCAAAACGCCTTGGCCTGGCGCACGCGGGCGCACCACTGTTCGACCAGGGCTTTTTCGGCTTCGCTGGTTTCGGCTTCCGGGTCCGGCGCGGAGCTGGCGCCCGTGGCCGAACCAGGGGCAGGCTGCGGCTGGTCGCCTTCGGCGCCCAGTTGGTAGTCAGTAGGTTCGGCCATAACGGCACTTCCTCATGCACGACCGTGCATCAATACGGTTACAGGTGGATGCCCACGAACATCAACAGGACCATGATGAAGGTCAGGCACAAGAGCAAACTGGATACCCAGGCTGGCATGTCACACACTCCCTAATGCACGGACGTGCATCGTCAGTTCAAATAACGATTGGCGTCGTTGGCGCTGGCTTGCTTGCGCAGCCGTTCTGCACTTTGCAGAATCCATTGAATCGAGCCGGTTTGCGGCTGGGCCGCCAGGGGCACGACGTTGCCGACACGGGTGACAGAGTCCAGGCCTATGCCGATCCAGGACAACCAGTCGACGAAGTCGTCGTGCATGCCGTTGGGGAAATTCAGCAGCTCGTCCACCGCGTCGGTGTACCAGGGCACGAACGCCGGGAAGTGCACTTTCTTCATGCTCATGCGCCCGTGGATCGCCTGGCTGCGGGTCATCTTGTCCTTGCTCGGCACGCGCTCGTCGATCGACACAAAGGTCTTTTCTTCCAGCATGCGTTTGCGCAGAAACGGCCCGATCGCCATGGAAATGTGCCCGCGTTCCGCCCACCAGAACATCGGTCGGTAACGCCGCATCAAATCCAGCATGGCTTCGGTCTGCACTTCACCGTCGATCTGACGCCATACCAGGTCCGGCAGAATCCAGATGTCCTCTTTGTCGTCAATGCCGACACAGCCCATGCACGTTTTGTCGCGCTTCTGTTCCAGGGACACGGCATGGTCACTGGCCGCGTAGTAACGCAAATTGCGTGGCAATTCGTGGGCCTGGTAGGGCACGATGTATTCGCGCTTGAAGTGGTTGCCTTCTGGCGGTGCCGGTTTGCCCATGTACAGCGCGGCGAACCCGCTGGGGTCCAGACGGCGCATGCTTTCCAGGTGCGCCAGAGGCGTGCGTTCAGGCCACAGGATTTCACCGGGCACACGTCCCAGCGGGTCGTCTTCTTCCGCAAACGCGGGCAGGTTGATGACCGTCCACTTCGACGCTTCTTCGCGGTTGTAGTAGGGGTTTTTCGGATTGGTCAGGCGGCCAATGATGTCGTCTTCGTGCCAGCGGGTGGCACAAATGACCACGGCGCCCAGCTCGCCCATTACCCGCGACATCAGGGTTTGGGTGAACCAGGTCCAGGTCGAATCGCGCTTGGCTTTGCTGCGCGCTTCTTCCGCTGACTTGATGGGGTCGTCAATGACGCACAGTTGGCCGCCGCGCCCGGTCACGGTTGAGCCGACGCCCGCGAATACCAGGAGCCCGCCTGCGGTGGTCTGGAGCCGTTCCGAACTGGCGTTGCCTTTGCGCAGCATCACCCCAGGAAACACTTGCTGATAGAACTTGCTGCGCATCACTTCGCGGCATTCGCGGCCAAAGTCCAGGGCCAGGTCATCGGTGCACGCGGCGACAATCACCTGGCGGTACGGATCGCGTCCGACGAACCAGGTCGGCAGTCGTCGGCTGGTCAGCTCGCTTTTGCCGACACGGGGTTGCACGGAAATAATCAGGCGCAGACATTCGCCGCGTTCCACCGCCATCAACTTGTCCGCCAGGTAGCGGTGCACGTTATGGGTCTGGTAACGGCTGGCCTCGGGGTTGTCCGGGTCGGTCGGGTCGGGCATCGACAACTGGGTGTAACGGAGCAAATCCGAACGCGCCTCACGCAATTGCACCAGGCGCCGGGCCGCGTGCAACTGGCGCTGGTAGCTGTCGATCGCGTCCTGGCGTTCGCGTTCCTGGGGCGTCAATTTGGCCGCCGTCATTCCGGCTTCTCCTTGTCGTCCGGGGGCGGGCGACGGCTGTACTTTTCCTGCACTTCCAGGACAATCAAGCGTTCAATCACCTGGCGCTGGTTGTC